GATTTTAGACTACAAAACAGGTCGATCTGCCAAGTATGCGGACACAGGTCAGTTAGAATTGATGGCACTTGCAGTGTTTAAGCACTTTCCCCAAGTCAAAAGGGTTAAGGCCGGGTTGTTATTTGTGATTGCAAAGGCTTTCATAAAGGATAGCTACGACGCTAGTAATCAGGACAAGATGTGGCTTAAGTGGATGAGGGAGATTAGTCGTCTCAAATTTGCCCATGAGAGTAACGTGTGGAATCCTAGACCAAGTGGCTTGTGCAAGAAACATTGTCTTGTGTTAGATTGTTCACATAATGGAAGGAACTGATCATGCCATACGTTAATACCCCACGTCCTTATAAGAAGGAATACCAAGAGCAAAAAGCCAGAGGCGAAGAAGAACGGCGCATGGAGCGTCAACGTGCAAGACGTGCCATAGATAAAAAATACCCCGACAAGAATAAGAACGGCGAGGCGGACATTAGGGAAGGTAAAGACGTAGCCCACGTCAAAGCCCTAGACAAAGGCGGTTCTAACAAGAACGGTGTATTCATAGAATCCGCAAGTGGTAACAGATCATTCAAGCGAGATTCAAAAAGTAACTTAGTTTCAGAGACCACAAAAAAAGAAAAAGGCGAGAAGAAACTAAGCAAAGTAATCAAGCTCAAATAATAAAAGAGCAACAGGAGAAATAATTGCAAGTCATAGACAATAAGCTATTGCTTTTAAATTTAAAGAACCCCGGTAAAGTAACAACAGTAATCCCAAAAAGTAAGGTAGTGCGTACACATGATACACACGCCGAAGTCGCCGTTAACTGGGGCTTGGACGAAGCACACGTCCTTAAGAACTTACAGATAAAAAACATCCCCTCCCCTATCATGGGGCAGTACAACTGGCCTGGGCTTTATAAACCGTTTGATCACCAAAAGACTACGGCATCTTTCCTTACCCTGAACCCGAGGGCATTTTGCCTAAACGAGCAAGGTACAGGCAAGACCGGATCGGTTATCTGGGCTGCGGATTATTTAATGAAGATAGGACGTATTAAGAGAGTATTGGTTATTTGCCCACTCTCTATTATGGATTCGGCATGGAGGGCTGATCTGTTTAAGTTTGCCATGCACAGGACAGTCGACATCGCTTATGGTAGCCGAACCAAGAGAAAAGAAATTATCAATGGTGGGTCTGAGTTCGTCATCATTAACTATGATGGTGTTGAGATTGTGGCTGAAGATATTATTAACGGTGGCTTTGATCTAATCGTGGTTGATGAGGCTAATGCCTATAAGAACGCCATGACAACTAGGTGGAAAACGCTTAACCGATTATTGAAACCAGACACTTGGCTTTGGATGATGACAGGAACACCTGCGGCCCAGAGTCCAGTCGATGCGTATGGCTTGGCTAAACTTGTTAGCCCAAAGAACGTTCCCAAGTTCTATACCGCGTTTAAAGACATGGTAATGTATAAGATTACACAGTTTAAATGGGTTCCAAAAGCCAACGCCGATAAGATTGTGTTTGAAGCACTGCAACCTGCTATTCGGTTTACCAAGGAAGAATGCTTAGATTTGCCTGAGATGACCTACGTTACAAGGGAAGTTGAGCTGACCCCACAACAGAAGAAATACTACGAACTCCTGCGTAAACAACTTGTAGTACAAGCATCAGGCGAACAAATTACGGCAGTTAACGCCGCTGTCGGGTTGAGTAAACTCCTACAAATATCTTGTGGCGCAGTGTATTCTGATACCGGAGAAACCCTGACGTTTGATATCAAGAATCGGTATAAAGTACTGCAAGAAGTAATCGACGAGACCAAGCAAAAGGTTTTGATCTTTGTGCCGTTCAAGAACACGATCAAGGTATTATCCGAAAAGCTACATGCAGATGGATTTACCACAGACATCATTAGTGGTGACGTATCGGCAGGGAAACGAGCAGAGATATTCCACAGTTTTCAGACTACCACTAACCCAAGAATCCTTATCATCCAACCCCAAGCGGCGGCTCATGGTGTAACCCTAACTGCGGCTGATACAGTCGTTTGGTGGGGGCCGACTCCGTCTCTTGAAATTTACGCACAGGCAAATGCCCGGGTGCACAGGGCCGGACAACGTCACCCAGTGACTATCGTAAGGCTTCAAGGATCAAATGCTGAGAGACATTTGTATAAACTATTAGATAACAGAATAGACGAAAACACAAAATTAGTTGAACTTTACAAAAATCTACTTGAATAATGTAAAATTTGCTATATAATACTAGTACGGTAGCGAGAACAAAACAAGACCACTACCTTTTTTCAACAGGAGAACAATATGACAGACAACATTTCTATAGAGAAACTGACCCAAGTCTACATTAAGATGCGGGACAAAAAAGCAGAACTTTCAAAAGAGCTCGAGGAGAAAATAGGTAACATTGATGAGAAGATGAAGACCATTAAGATGGCTATCTTAGATCAAATGAAAGACCTAGGTGTCGAGAGCTTACGAACTGATTCCGGTACTGTATATAGAACTACCAAGACTCTGTATACAACATCGGATTGGGAATCTATGCACAAGTTTATTCTTGAGCATGGTGTGCCTGAACTATTGGACAAGCGTTTGCAACAAACCAATACCAAGGCGTTTTTAGAAGAGCATCCGGACTTACTACCGCCCGGACTTAATGCTACAACAGAGTATTCCGTAACCATAAGGAGAAAGTAATGGACGAAAAATTTGTCCCGATAGAAGATATTGCGGATCACTTCGCAGTATCGGTATCGACAGTCCGTGCATGGATTCGGCAAGACTTAATTCCGGCTTTGAAGATTGGCGGTGTATACCGTTTTAAGATATCAGATGTGGAAAAAACCTTGCGTGAACTCAATGGCGGAGATTTGCCAGTAGAAGAGAAGGATGGGAGCATTCGTGTGAAGGTTGACCCTCACCAACTTGCCCTCGATTTTAGCCCCGATGAAGATGTTTAACAGGAGAAAATAAATGAGCGATTTAACACTATTTAAAGGCGGACTGCCAGCCTACCTAAAAAACGCAGTTGACGATACTACCAATGCTTTAGCAGGTGGTGAACTTGGAGCACGTCGTATCTCTATTAAGGGTGGCGTCTTCCGTGAGTTTATCGGTGGTAAAGAATACCGAGTGTCCGAAGAACGTGCCATGAACGTGGTCATCATCAAAGCCGCACCGAAAGTTTCTCGTAAGTTCTATGCAGGTACTTATGTTGAGGGTGAGGTAGTTGCCCCGGCTTGTTGGTCAACCGATGGTATGCGCCCCGATGAAGGCGTGAAAGAAAAGCAGTCTGCTACTTGCATGAGCTGTCCACAAAACATCAAGGGTTCAGGCCAAGGTGACAGCCGTGCTTGCCGTTACGAGCAACGCCTTGCCGTTATTATTGATGGCGAGATTGATAAAGAAGAAGTTTATCAGTTGGTGTTACCGCCCACTTCCGTGTTTGGTGATGGCGAGAAAAAGAAACTCCCACTACAAGCATACGCACGTCACTTAAAGAGCAACGGTCTACCTGTTACTGGCGTAGTTACGGAGATGCGTTTTGATACTGCAAGTCCCACACCTAAGTTAGTGTTTAACCCTATCCGTGGCGTGACCGAGGAAGAGTTTGAAGTTATTCAACGCTTGGGTAATTCTCAAGAAGCAATCTCCGCAATTACTATGACAGTCGCACAGACTGATGGCGTAAAGAACAAACCCAAAGTCTTTACATCTCTTGACAAACCTAAAGCGGAAAAGGTTGTTGAGAAAGTAGAAGCCGAAGAAGTAGAAGAACCTAAGAAGTCAGTAACGAAGAAAGCTACTGCAACTGCCGAGCCGAACCTAGCCGATTTAGTTGGTGAGTGGGACGACGCTTAAGTTAGTTCAGGGGGGTAACTCCCCCTATTCTTAGGGTTTTTATGAATACGGATTTCCTACAACAAGTCCTCGGGGACGGGGGATACTATTGTATTGTTGGTCTGAAAAAGGATTCGGACAAGCCTGTACAGAAGTTTTTCCAAAAGTTAGAAGATGCGGTAGCCGTAGCACATAACCTTAAAGACAATGGCTATGATGCGTATTACGCATTGGCTACGTTTAATGATGGCAAGTCTAGAAAAACAGCAAACGTCAAACAACTTAAGTCGTTGTTTATTGACCTTGATTGTGGCCCCGGCAAACCATACGAGACACAAGCCGAAGCGATTCAGTCTTTAAAACAGTTTTGTAAAGCTACAAGATTACCCAAGCCATCCCTTGTTAATTCGGGTGGTGGCATACACGCATACTGGGCATTGGCCGAAGCTATATCAAAAGATGAATGGCTACCCTTGGCTGAGAAGTTAAAGAGCCTATGTGACGACAATGACCTCCATGCCGATCCAGTTGTGACTGCAGATTCGGTGCGGATTCTTCGTGTGCCGGATACACTTAACTTCAAGAATGATGAGCCAAGACCTGTAACTTTACTGGGTTCGGCAGCGCCGCCCATTGAGTTAACCACAGTAAAAGATCTTATAGGAGAAGTAGTCCTATCTCGCAAACCATACATCCCACGAGGAGAAATGGACGAGGTAACTAAAGCTATCCTAGGTAATTACACCAATAGATTTAAGACCATACTGATCAAAACTGTTAAGGGCGAAGGTTGCCAACAGTTAGCGCACATCATTAAGAACCAAGCCTCAATGTCCGAGCCGATGTGGAGAGCCGGGCTATCCGTAGCTAAGTTCTGTATTGATGCAGATAAAGCGATTGAGAAAATATCTAGCGGTCATCCTGAGTATTCGCCCGAGATGGCGGATAGAAAAGTTAGAGGTATCAAAGGTGGGCCTTATACCTGCACGAAGTTTGAAGAGTTTAACCCTGGTGGTTGCGAAGGTTGTCATAACAAAGGGATCATCAAGTCCCCAATCGTATTAGGCCGAGAAGTACAAGAAGCAAACGAAGAAGATAACATTGTTGAGGATACCCCTGCCGATGCGCCCCAAGGCCATACGCAGACTTACATAATTCCTAAGTACCCTGAACCGTACTTTAGAGGAAAGAATGGCGGTATCTTTAAACGAGTGATAAAAGAAGATGATGAAATAGATGTATTGATTTACCACAATGATTTATACGTTACAAGGAGATTAGTTGATTCAGATGTTGGAGAAGCGGTAGTCGTTAGACTACATTTACCCCGGGATGGGGTTAGAGAATTTACAGTACCTCTGTCAGCCGTGACATCAAAAGAGGAGATTAGAAAACATATGGCAATGCACGGAGTTGCCGTAATGAAGATGGATGAAATAATGTCATATATAACCACATGGGTTAACCATATGCAACACGATGCGGCGGCAGATGTTGCGAGAAGACAGTTCGGATGGACAGACAAGAAGCATGAAGCGTTTGTTGTTGGAGACAAAGAAATTAGGGCAGATAGGGTAGACCACAACCCGCCATCAAGTGCTACGGCACAACTGTTCGGTGCATTTACAACGCAGGGTTCGTTAGATGCTTGGAAAGAAGCGATGGAATTTTACAACCGACCCGGCATGGAGCTACATCAGTTTGTTATAGGAATGAGCTTTGGCTCTATCTTTACCGATTTTACTTCAATCAACGGAGCATTACTGCACATCTTTAGTCCGGACTCAGGTATTGGTAAGACAACCGCTATGCTTGCAGGGGCTAGTATCTGGGGTAACCCAACCAAGTTAGTTCTTAAGGAAGCCGACACTGCGGCATCTAAGATGAACCGAGCCGAGCGTTACAAGAATATTTGTTTATGGATGGACGAGGTAACTAACTCACCGGCTAAAGACTTAAGTGATTTTGTGTATCAATACACATCCGGGTCACAGCGTAACCGTATGTCAGGTAGCGCTAATGAGGAGCGCACAAGGGGTGAAATGTGGCAACAGTGCGGTATCAGTACTGGCAACACAAGTATCATGGAGAAGATTGGCGTTATCAAGGCTATGCCTAAAGGTGAAGCTATGCGTATCCTAGAGATTCGTGCATATCCTATGCTTGGTCTGGTTAAAACAGATACAGACGAACTTAGTGAAAAGATCTTAAGCAATTATGGTCATGCCTATCTACCGTTCCTTCAGCACGTAATGAATGATATTGAGGGTACAAAAGAGACGTACAAGCAGACACAACTTAAACTAGATAAAGCTTGTGGGTTCGGCCCGGCAGATCGTTTCCACTCTGTTATCGGCGCAGGGGGTATCACCGGACTGCTCATGGCTAAGAAAGCAGGACTAATAAACTATAACGTATCTGCAGTGGTGCAGTGGTTACTCAACGCCGTATCCAGTATCAAAGAACAAGTTAGTGCAATGGATGTGGATGCCGAGACAACACTCACAAACTTCTTGGCTGAGAATTACAACAACATTCTTCGTATCAAGAGCACGGACGATTCTAGGATTAACAACAACTCTGGCCTAGAACATTTGGTTATTCCAGATGCAACGCCGAGAGCAGCTATGATCGCACGATACGAATACGACGTTAAGATGCTGTTCATTTATCCCAAGCCACTTAAAGAGTGGTGTACTAAACAACAGATAAATTATCAAGGATTTGTTGACGCACTCAAGCGGGGCCGCACCAAGGCTAAGATTGGCAAGAAACGGATGTCCAAAGGTACACATATGAACCTACCTTCGGCGGATGTATTGCACATTAACTGTGAGGAGTTTTTAGATGACGTACCCGAAGCAGTGGACAAAGGGATGGCAACTGAACCCTGATGGGGTTCCGATCAACGTAAACTGGGATGCCTTTGTTGTAGGGGCATCACTATTTATTCCGGCAATCAATTTATCAGCTTTAAATAAACAAATGCAAATCGTTGCAAACGATAATAACTTAACCCTTAAAGGGGCGCATCGAATTGAAGCTGGTAAATTGGGGATGCGCTTTTGGCGAATTTTGTGATATTATTCATTTACAACATTCTCCTGTTGTACATTTCGTTGCCTGACTAATAGGCTTTGACCCCCGACTATGCTCGGGGGTTTTTTTCATTCGCCGTCCATTTCTCTTTCGCTCTCTAAGATTTCTTGGCGCATTCTAGGACTAAACCTAACCCCATGCACCATCTCTTTAGTTGCACGATCTTGAGCCTTTTTAGACTTAGCCAATATATCACTGATAGTACCGCCGTTAATGCCGAGTCCAGGGTGTTTCTCACCCAACTTAAGTAGTGCATCTCGATCTGCGTTTGCACCTTCAGTATCACCTTTTCGCATAGCAAGGTAATAACGAGACTTAAGTTTTGAAGCCTTGGTAGATATAGCTTTATCTATACCTTTTTCTTTGGCATTGATCTCCAACTGTCTTGTGTAATCGGCAGGGGCAAATCCAAATGATTGGGCCAGTGCATTCCATGCGCTAATCTCTCCAGTAATCGGGTCTCCACGAAGTGTATTTGCACCCTCGAAGAAGTATCGACCACCTTTAAGTATGTTGCTTGGTAAAGAAGGTACTAAGTCTTCTAAGCCACGCCCAACATTACCTTCCGATATTTTGCTCATACCTCGACCGATACGCTCACCAATACTAAGTACCGGGCCACCTATGGCTTCAAGAATCTGATCTTTAAATGTTGTGCCGGATGCACCGGATTTATTATCCCTAACAATAAGATCGCTCAAACCGATACGACCCGCAATAGACAAGTTAGTAAAGTACTCTAGTGGGCCTTTATATAAGAACTCACCTAAGTGCTTACGAGTAACTGTATCCAAGTCATCGTCGTCATCGTCACAGAATAATGAGTAGACCATAGCCGCCGCACCAAACATCGGTATGCCTTGAGCACCGGCCATTAAAGAAGTCATACCCACAATACCACCCAGTTGTCTCCATGCGGCTTTTCTCATTTCAGGAGTCTCACCACGAGTAGCTTCTCTAAATGCTTTCATCAACATATAGTACTGAGTAACGCCGTAACTCTTGTACATAAACATTAATTTACCGAGACCGCTTTGTGCGATTCTGGGAGCAGCTGCG